TCGCATCTTTGTCTTTGTCGCAACAAACCTTTGTCCCAAATCTCTACTTCTTGTAGTAGCATCAGCTTCTCCCACTTCAATAGTGTTTGTTGATACTAGCTGAGTTTGTAGTGCTCCTGATTGGGTGATTCCGTTTGCTACAACAGGTAAATTGACAGCACTTATTCCTGCGATACCTGCTTTTTCGTCCACTGTTGGCACATATCCAACTTGTGCAAGAGTAAGAACTCGCGGGTCATTATCTCCAACTGCAATGGGAGCTGTAGGTGATGCGGGTGCGCTAGATAGTGTTGAGATACCTTTTTGTGAAGTAGAAGCATCAACTGCTCCTCCTGCAACAATAGCATCAATAGCAGTATCAAGGTCTGCCCAGTGCTTTGATGTAAGATTCATTTGTACAGATTCGTCAATTTCATGAGTCTGTGCAGTAGTTCCTCCAAGACCTCGATCTCCTGCAAGAGCAATAGTTATGTAGTTTCCACCGCCATTTGTTCCTTTCCCTGTGTATCTTACGATTTCTCGCCTAGATGCTGAAGCTCGGTTAACTACCAAGTACCCATTAGTGGGTGTTGGGAGTATTGCTATGTAAAAATTACCAGCACCTGTGCTGTTCCATTTTGTTGAAACCTTTGTATTAAAGAAGTCTTGTACTAAGTTGATTGCCATATTACTATTATTATACCATTAAATTACCTCACACTTATAATCTTTGAACCTGCAAACATTCCTTTCGGTTGTTCGTAGCCACTGAGAACCATTTCACAAATTGTAAACTCCTCATCTGTTGCTGAGTTAGCAATACCTAAAATGAAGGCTTGGTTTTTTGAAAGAAACGAAATACGCTTTTTAATAAACGGACTAAATATCGTTGCATCTCCTACACCTCCACCAAACAGAGCATCACCAAATGCCACTTCCCCTAACACCTCTCCAGAACCACTGTTTCCTACAGCAAAAGTTTTGTCTGTATCACTTGAAACATCCGATGCCTCTTTTCGTAGCGTTATCGTTACAGAACCCACAAGGTCTTTAAACATCAAGTCCCAGTACCTATAGGTTCGGAATCTGTTAAAGTCCTCGTCTTCAATTCTTTTAAAGAACACCTCCGATGAAATTGCTGTGCTTATGTCGTTGAGTGTTGAGTTCCACTTAATAGCACCAAATGTTCCACTGTTCTTTGTACTATAGATAACTTCATCAATCGCTATCATGTCATTAATATTTGCCTTGTCGCGTCCTGTGTATTTCGTCCAACTATTTCCATATAGGTTGTGACAAACAAACAAAGTATCAGCGACATTTCCTTCAATAGGTACTGCTAAATAAAATCTTCGGTTCTCATAAAAAGTTACGCATTTATCGAAGTTTGCAAACTTTACACGATTTAATGTTTCTTTAACGTTTTCTGAAATCACAGAGCGATTAACACCAAATACTCCTGAAACGTTATCCGTGAAACCAATCGAACGTACTTCTCGTCCGGTAAAGAACCAGAGATCGTTTTCAACCCATGACACAGCCTTTCGTGAACATGCACCATATGTTCCTGACTGGCTATCTAACTTAGGTACAAAAAGAGTCACAATCTGGTCGTAGATAAATGTTAGTTTCCAAATACTATCAGCTTTAAATATTAAAAGAGTACCGTAATAGTTTACGAGATTTGTAATAGCATCAGTACCAAGTGGCTTTACTAGGTCTGTCCCCGTAAATACAATGGCATCCCCCACATTTGAGTAGTACGCAGTTAATGGTTCTGCTGTCACCCCTGAAACAAACATTCTATCCTCAAATACCTGCAAGATGTTTCCCTTAGGTGCTCCTGCGTAATTTGTAGAAGTAGTTCCGTCCCACCTAAAGTAGTTCTCTACTGCATTACACGCATACAAAATATCATCATACACATTAAAACCAAACTCTGCTCCTGCTGTAAATGTTGCAATACCAGTTATAGCAAGTGTGTCCCACACTCCAGCTCCTGTATTGTATACCTTTAATGCAGTACCTGATCCTGCGAGAATAAAACTTGTACCATTTTTTTTCTTGTAATGAAAGATTGAATGTAGCAGACTTGCTTGTGCATCACCAAATAGCTCAATACCGGTGTCTTTTGTAAGATACCCTTCGTCAACAAAGTTCATATTGATAGGAACACTTCGACCATCCGATGCATCCACATCGATAATCTTCTGAAAGTCAGCTTGTTGTATCGTAAATGTGTTCTTTGTAATTGGCATATTAGAATACTTGATTATCTCCGATTACGTTTATTCCATTAAACATAACATTTCCTCGCTGCGCATCTTCTTCGTAGTTTGAAATATCTGCAAGTTTTTCCGCAAGCATTTCGTCAAACTTTGTCTTGTAATAAACTGATAGTTCTGGGTCTTGCAGGTCTTCATACGCTCGGTAAATTATACCGTATACGATTGACTCATGTAGGTACTCATCAATAGTTGGATTAACCACAGTCGTCAGCTCAGCATATACTGGGTAATATTTAATAATAAGACTTGTTACAGATGTTGGAGAAACTTTCAGTGCGCCTCCTTCAATAGTTATGGCTTGTTGACCGTCTTGTCGAATGAAGTCTGAGATAGATACTTCTGGATAAATGTTTTTACTTACATCATATGCATCAGTGTACAGAGTACCGAAGTCAACAGGAAGAGTTCCTACACCTCCTGTAAAAGTAATTGTTGCTGTCTGAATTTCCCCATTAACAAATGACTTTTTAATAACACTTTTGTATGCCAAGTTGGCATAAATAAGAAGAGTTTCGTCTGAAACAAGGTCGTTTGTTTCTTCAAGTATCTTTTTTCTACTGATTGATATGATTGTATTTGTTGTCATTTGTTTTAGGTTAAATAATACCTAGCGAACACACCAGTTTCCTGATGTGCTCTAAGGGATTATGAGATAGTTCCTCGTAGAGTTGCTCCTCGTCCTCGGTTTCCAGCGAATACTTTACGTCCCCAAACAAGGAGTCCCTTGCAAGAGTCTGTAAATGTACTTTCTGATTGTGAAGATGGAATCATGTTTACTTTCATGATTTGCATTGCCATTGCACAATACTCCTTTGTTCCAGCGATGAACCAGAATCCAGTTGTATTGTCTCCGTTGACAAGTTCTGAACAGTAAACTTCAAATCCTGCAATCATACCAATCCGTGCTCCTTTCACTACATCATCATATGCAGTTCCGACAGCTGGAATAAACTCTGGTGATTGAAGAAGGATTCCTTCAAACTCTGAGTTTACAATTAGGAATCGCCCTAATTTAGGAGTTAGTTTCTTTCCAAGAGCAGTTCGAAGTGCAACAATTTGTGCGTACACGTTAGTCTTTGTAAGACCAACTGCTGTTGCTGCGTTAATTCTAAATGCAGTTCCTGCTGTAACAGCTCCTCCAGAGTAACCTACACCGTCAAGGTCTGTCACAGTGATAGAAGTTCCTGATGCGAAAGCAGTAACTAGGTAGAAAGCACTTTCTCCAGTAGCCTTGAAGTAACCTCCAACCATTGCTACTGTAAAAGTAGTTCCTGAACCAGTAACAACTCCAGTTGTAGCAGCTACAGCAACAGTTCCTGTTACGTAAGCTGTTCCAATTGCGTTGTCTCCATCCACGTTCTTACGCATGTAAGTAAGGATGTCAGTATCAATAAATTCTTGCATATCTTGCTTAGAATTTTGTGCATACTCATTGATAGTGTCGATGTCATTTTGAAGCTTATCAATGTCGTCAACTTCAAATTTGAAGTAGTACTGTTGGTCGATGATAAGATCTTCGAATGTAGGGTTAAGATCTTGTGAAACAAGAGTCTGTGCCTTTGTGTAAGGACTAAGAGTAATTTTTCCTAGTGTTCGTACTCGAACTCGATCTCCTTCTTTAGAGATTTGTCCTTCGTACTTTGTGTTTGTAACCTTTGGGTACAATGTTTCATTGTACAAAAGTTCAATCACTTTAAGCGAATACTTTATGGGTGTATTTGCTGATAAGTCGTTAGCCATTTTATTTTATTTTAAGCACTATTTAGATTTTCCCAGATTCCAAATCAGAATTATATTCTTTAGATTTCTTAGCAAACTCGGCTGGATTAGAAGCGGCAAGTTTTTGCCAATCCTCCAACGTTCGAGATGCTGGTGGTGTTTTATCACCTCCTCCAGATCTTTCGATGTCAATTCGATTTGCCTGTTCTAGGGCTTCTCTTGCACCAATGTCCCTTGATTTATCAAATAAATATACTTTAGATAAGTCTTCCAGAATATTATCGATATTATCTGGTACGTTATCAGCTTTGTAATATTTGCTCTTAAAGTCTTCTTTCGAATCTCTAAGTTCGGGGTATTTAGTACTTGCCTTTTCAAATGCAGTGTTCCATTTAGAATCATTGTAACTTTGTCTTGCAAAGGCGATTGAAGGGTCTTTATATAATTCCTCCTTAGCTCGTCTTGTAATACTGTTAGTATAATTTATTAAATTTTGCTGTGCGTCTGGATCAAGGTCTTCGAAGCCTGGGTACAGGTCTGAGTTGTCGCCATAGCTGGCACCGGATTCAGTGAGCTGTCGTAATCTTTCGATTTCAGCATCTTTGGCTTGATTTTCTTGATAAAGCCTGATACCTTCTTTCGATGACTCTCCGAATTTCTTTTCATAATCAATCGCCTGTTCGGTGGTAGGTGTTGGATTTGTAGTTGTCTCTAGGTCTTGTGGGTTAGATCTTGTTTCTGTATTCAAATTTGTTTGCTCTGAAACTGTTTCGTCCATTGTTTTTTGTTCGTCCATTGTTTTTGCCCGTCCATTGCTGGGTTTGGGAAGTTAAACTTTTAATTATTTCTCTTCTTCTTCATTAAAAAACTTTTTAAGGTCTTTTGCTGAAAGTAAATGCTTATTTTCTGAAAGCACTTTAAGCTCTGCTTCTCCTATTTGTTTTGATTCTAATACTTTTTTTAGTTCCATATTTTTATTATACCATTATTTCTTTTTTCTAGTAAGTCGTTGCTTGACACCATCTGCGACAGTCCGTGCTTTAAATGCATCTGTTGGTTTTCCATAGTCGTCAAAGTCAGGTGCGCCTGCATACTCTTTTGCTTTTTTAAGAGCTTTAAAATCTGAATCAGCACGGTTTTGCTTAGTTTTTGATTTTACGATTGCAGGCGCAGCGATAACAGTTCCCACAGTATTCTGTGCTTTCTTAATTATGTTCTTTACCTTGTTTGCGTATGTTGATTTCTTCATTACTTTTTCTTTTTAGACTCTACCTTCTTCTTGTTCTTTGCTTTAATTTCTTTCTGCTTTGCTTTGAGCATTTGAGAAGAGATGTCGTCAATTATTTCTGATAAAATGTCGTCATCCGGAAGTTCTGCTACAGTTGTAAATACACCCATACCTTCGTTTTCTGTATCGAGTGTACACCACATGATTCGCTTTTCTTCTCCTGATGCGTCCTTTCCTATTTCTGTTTTAAGTAAAAATACCATTATATTTTTTCAATTAAGCTTTTAATTTCTTTCTTAACCATCGCTTGTTCACGCTTTGGAGCATCCAAGAAGTCTTTTATGTTTCTTAAAAACTCCAGCTTTACTTTGAGGAATATATCCTCGCGTTCCTTTAACTTCTTTACAATAAGAGAGTTAATTGTTTCCTCAATTTCTACGTTAAAAAAATCCTTTACATTTTCATCAGTGATTTGTCGCCCATTAAGAGCTTCTTCCCACTCGTTGTATGTGTCTTTCTCTTCCTGTGTCAGTTGAGAAAATTCGCTTATTCCAAGTTTCTTAAAGTATTTGTTTAATATCATGCTGTTTCTTGTTGAAGTGTTTGTGCATTGTTAAATGGTCGCCCTCCTGCTTGTCCCTGAACTTCTGGATCCTGTGGCTGTCCACCACCCATTTGTTGTGTCTTCATGTCTTCAAACTGCATCGCTTGTTCCACTTCTTCAGAACTCCATCCCATTACTTCTAATTGCTTGCGCTTTGCAATCTTCAGAGCCATTGGGTTGTCAGCAAATGCTTGTATAGCGTACTGTGCTCGTTGTAACTCAAACTGGTCCAGTGAATCCTTCTCAGACTTCATTACCACTTTGATACTGTAACCTTCTGGGAAGTCCCAGTCAGATCGGCTAATTTCTTTCGAATACATTTCGCCGTTTGCTCCTTTCTTGTGCAGTGTAATCGCACCTTGTGAATTGTTCTTCATCATAAGATAAAACAACTCCCCTGTTTCTTCCCATGAACGTCGGTAGTTCTTAGAAGTAACCGTGTTTCGTTCACCTGAGTTTTGCAGGTTGAGCTCTACTTCTCCAAGAGTTGTTCGTGACTTTGTTTGCTCACCTCGTTCTGACGCAGTTTGCGCCACAGAGTTTTGAATCATGTCTTTCAAGAAAGAAATCTGATTCGTTGTGTCTCCAAGTGGTTCAATTCGCATTTGTTGCATCACATCCTTTGGATTTCCTGGCACTCCGTACATTCCAAAAGGCTTAGGGTCTACTGCGCGAGGTCGGAATGTTCCATTCTTCGTGTCATAGAAGTACATACCAAAGTTTCGGTATGCTCGGTTCTCTACATCCTGTGATATGTACATGTTAAGAACTTTATTGATAGTCCGTACTGAATCTCCTTTTCCATCGCACCAAAAATCAGCTAGGTCTGGGTCATCTGCCCATGAAGAACCTGGTATTCTGTTAATTCCAATAGCATCTTTCAATGGCTCGTTGTAAAGCACAACTCTATCAGCTGCAATCTTTATAAGGTGACGGATGTATTGATTCTTTTCAACGTTCCACACCATTTTGTATGACTCATTTACTTCAACAAGTAGCTCCGACGCATTATAGTCATCAAAGTTCTGTGCTCCCAAGTTCTTCAGTCGCTCCATTT